TATATTTTCGCCGAATGTTTCCCACGCTTTTGCTCGTGCGAAATTCTCAACAGGTCCTAGCAAGTCACTGGCGCCCGGTACTTCTCTTATATTTTTGTACGTTTCGACTATTTCTCTTGATCGACTTTTTGAGTTCTCGAGTACTCGATCTAGGAACTGCTCAGTTCGCATAAACTCAGATACATTGGTTTTCCCCAGTGCTCGGCCTAGGTCACCTTCCAATCCGCGGACATCCCGTCGAATTCCATAGAAGCTTCCAGCCAATGAAGCTGCTGCATTTAATGAGTTACCAGATACAATACTAACATTACTTGCTTCATTTATGTCAACTTTGCTTGACCTTATGTTATTTGCTATCTCTTGTGTTTCGCGAGCTGCTCTCTTTATAGCGTTGGCATCTACGTTGACCCGTATGTCATGGCTATTTGCGGTGAGCTCGTTAACCCTACTTTGTACAGCGTCGAGCTTATCCGTTGCTTGCTTAGTCTCGGCTGTTAGCCGTACCCTGTATTCTTGTTCCGGCATCTAATCGCGCCCCGCAGTCGGCGTACTCTCCCTAATCTACCGAGCCCCGTCAGCCTCACTTATCATGCTGCTAAAAACGTGCACAGGTATTTGGTAATTACGCATCAGCTTTGTAAGAACAAATTTGGTAGCGCTATCAGGCCCGTTACTATTGACACGCTGTCTTGGCTGCCACTCCGGGAACGGTAAGAAATCTTTCATATTTACTGAGGGAGCCTTGCCTTTTGCGCCGGAAAAACCATGCGCAACTGCTATTACTACTTGAATTAAGTTGGCAGTAGTTGCGGCATTTATATTCGCACGGCGCTGTTCTTCGTCCTCTACATACTCAAGTGCGCGATTTAGTACGCCTATAGGTGTACGGACAAACCGTTCTCGGTCGAAATCGTCCTTTAAGACTGATGACCTCAGCCTGATGTAGATTTCATCCCAGTCTGTCTCTGGCGCTTTAAGCCTATCTTCGCTCTGTGCTAGCTGCTCTTCCGGGGTGGGCTGAACTTCTGATCTTCGTTTCCCTCCTTTTCCGGCCAACCATCACGTTCCCATGTGATGAAATCGACTATTTGTTCAAGCAATTTCCATGGGATATTTTCAGTATCTTCTTCCTGCCAATCTGAAAGTGTTTTCCACTCTTTCGTTTCTGGAAGTAGGACTTCACCCCTATAACGGAGGAAGAGCGTAGCCATGCTTATCTTCTGTTCAGCTGCGCCCATACTTATTTGTTGCAGCTCCTCTAGTTCATGTGCATACTCATAGAAGATATCTTGATTGTCTTCGTTCGATGCTCCTAGTAGATCAACGGCTTCTTTTGTTGTTATCTTCTTGTCTTTCGCTATTTTCTGAGCTAGCTTGATAGAGCTAAATGTGTGCCTAGATTGTTTCCTGCTGATGGCCTCAAGTCCTTTGGCTTCTCCTGGTACTAGATCGTGGTACACCGGGAATCGGAATGGACCGACTTTATGGTGCTCATCAGGTGCAAACAGAAGGCTGGCGTACTTGCTCATCGGAGATAGGTAGAGCAACCTGCCAAGCCCTGTGTGGGAGTGGCTGGTTGATCAGCTCAGGCGGAAGTTCAACTTCAATACTAGCGTCGCCATACGCTAAGCGTATACGGTCGAAGGGATTCTGAGGCTCGACGTAGAGGGCCCCGCAATGCAAGGTCTCGCCCTCCACCCGGCAGTTCACTGCATACACAGACCGGAATGGGTCGATGAGGAGCTCGTGCTCGGGGTGGGTCGTCATGTGATGAAAAAGCCCCGCGTTAGCGGGGCATGAGAGGGTGCTTGACTCAGTTGAACAGAAAGTCGCCGGTGTCGCCCGGTGGGCTGTCCGACCAGTTGTTGAACAGGAAGAACGCGCTTGCCGAGGGCGGGCCCGAATCAAGCTGTGCGAAACGTGGCAACGAGCCCCTCCACTGGGCGCCGTACTCCACTTACGGAATAGGCACCGGTGCCGTCAACGGTCTGCGTGACGGCTCCGTCGGCGACGCGCAGGCGGTAAATCGTTCCGGCCGTGAGGTTGGCACTGGGGTTGATGGTCACCACGTTGCTCGCCAGGCTCACAGTTGCCGGCACCGGCGCGCCGGTCGAGGCAACCTCGAGGCGGTAGCCTGCGCCATCGGCCGGGTTCAGGTTCAAGCCCTGGACTGCTGTGCTGCCACCTGACGTTGTCACATAGGTGACAGTGAGGTCGCTGCTGACGCTCACTGACAACGAGTTGTCCGCGGGCGACAGTGTGGCCCACCGGCTGCCCGCGTCGATCTGCAGCAGGCCGGATTGAATACCGCCGAACGACAGCGGTGCACCGCCGGCGTTGTAGCGACCGAAGACCGGGCGTCCTCGGGACATCATGTCGAAAGTGACTTCAGTCAAGCCCTCTGCTGACTTGCTCTCATTGAAGTTCATGAGAACACAGTTGAAGCCGGTGAAGTCATAGATGTAGTCACCGCTGGACCCCTGAGACTGGCCCATTTCCTTGAGGAATTCGACGTAGATTTCGAAGTCCTTGTTGTAACGGCACTTCTCGATCAGGGCGAAGCCCTCGTCGTAGTTGCCGCGGAACAGGGGTACGCCGCTCGCTTGGACCTCGGTGTCCTTCATGAAGTAGGCGGTGTTCGACGCCTGCACACGAGAACCAGTGATCAGGCTGTCAGCCCAGCCGTCATCACCCAGGATGCGGAACTCCTGGTCGTTGTCGTTGATCTGAAAGTTGGACTGCGTAATGGCCTGCAGTTCCACGTAAGACTGGCCGGCGTCCAACGTCGGCAGCGTGACGAAACCGTCGCTGGCACGCGTTGCGAAGTAGCGGCGGGGAGCGGTCAGTTCGACGGCGCGGACCAGGGTCCGGTGAGCCTTGTGGAACGACAGCCCGATGGCGTAGTCGGCCATGGTAGTGACTCCTTAGGGGATCGGGGGGTTCAGAACGGCCCCGCGGATGCGGGCCGTGAGGGCCTCGAAGGTGACCTCGGTCCGGGCCATGTACGTGACTGGGTCCCGTGGGAAGGCGCGCGCCATGCGCCGGCTGATGTCGAGCATCGAGACCGGCATGCGCGTACCTTGCTTGGTGCCGTAATTCGTGAAGCGGACGTTCCAGCTTTCGATGGAAATGACTCCGCTGTAGGAACCTGGGCTTGTGATCGTGGGGACGTCCTCGATGACGCATTCGATGCCGGTGATGGTCCAGTTCGAGGGGACCATCGAGGCACCGGTGACGTAGACCGCAGGGATGCGGCTGCGGTCAGGCAGCGTGTAGTAGCCGGGCCATGCCGTGTACGCCTTGAGAGTGGAGCCATTGGCCTCGAACAGGTCGAGGACGTAGCGCTCAAGGTTGCTGCGCAGCAGCGTGACCGGTGGGTAGGCCGTCGAGATCGTCATTGCTGTGCCTCCAGGGCGGAGCGCAACAGCTGGCCGAACTTGGCCGGGGCCTCCTCGAGAGGGGCCTTCGTCCAGGGTCGGCCGGGAAAGCGAAGCCCCTCGGTGGAGACTCCGCCCTCGTGGACTTGGTTGGCATACTCCACGGGCCAGGTGAAAGTCACAGAGCCGTCAGAGTTGACGACGCGTGTCTGACTGGCGCGCAGGCGGCCGGTGTCCACGATGTCCCGCACCTTGGGGGGTGTCGGGTAGGGCCACTTCACCTCGGAGATCTCCTGGGTGAAGCGGGCGTCGAGCCAGGTGCCGAGTTGGCGCACCGCCTGCGCGGTGGCGTTCTCGAGGGCCTGGCTGAGTTGGCGCTTGGGGGCGGGCATCAGGTTGGACCTCCGACGACGCGGAACGTGCCTTCGATCGACTGGCGCAGGTCGCGGCGGTGAGCTGCGTCCATGGCCAGGTCGAAGACCAGTTCGAAGCGCCCGCGGTAGCCGTTGACCACGGCTTCGGCTTGAGCGCCGTTCGTGATCCGCGGATCGAGGGTTGCCGGGCTCAGCAGGCGACCACGGCAGGCGTAGGTCGTGCCATCGACGCCGCTCTCGGGCTTCCAATTCGGGGATTGGAGGCTGAGGGCGGCGAGGTACTCGATCACCTCAGTGGCCTGGACCGCGTTGCCCGTGGCAGCGTCCGTGGCGGCGTAACCGGTGCCCACTTCAAACGCCAGCTGGGCGTTACCCCAAGGCGCGTAAGCGGAAACCGTGCTTGCCGGGATTGCCATGGTCAGAGGGCGAAGCCGCTGAGAGGGAGGCTGTCGAGCAGCCGCTTGTACTCCTGGCCGTAGAGCGTGGTGGCGAAACCAATGCCCATGGGGGTGCCGGAGGGTGTGCCAACCTGTTGGCCGATCTGCATCGTCCGAGTGGCGAGCAGATGAGCCGCCAGGTAGCTGACGGCTTCGGTGTGAACAGTTCCCCACGTAGTAGCCGGAGCGGAACGCCCGGCCTCGGTCAGCGCCCCTTCGACCACCGAGAGCAATTGCTCGCCGAACTCGGGGAAGCGGAGGAGAAAGGCGCTGGACGTGGGGACTGCCATCAGCCGTTGCCTTCAGTGATGGCGCTGATGCGCTTGGCGATGGCGTTCTTCAACCGGATGCGGGAGTCCTTGGCGTCCCAGCGGCGCAGTTGGTCCAGGTCGAAGCTGGCCTCCACGAGGTTCATGGCCTCGGTGAGGGGCAGGTCGGCGATGGAGTCGTGCGCGACTGGGGTCGTCGTGGCCTCGGCCGCGGGCTCCTCGTCCTGGATGCGCAGGGCGCCGAGGGAGAGGAGGTTCTTGACCACGTCGTAGTCCTTGATCCTGTCCCAGGTGTCCTCGGGGAAGTCACGGGTGACGCCCGAGGTGACTTGGATGTGATCAGGAAGGCCGCCGCCATCGACGAACGAGAAGCCGATGGTGCACTCCTTGTCCATCGGAGGGTTTTCAAGTTCAGGGCGGTAAACGATGATCATGACTAGGTGTGAAGAACAGTGCAACCCATTCAGGGTAGGTGGGAAAAGGCGAGAAAGATCAAGCCTTTTCCAGCACCATCGCGCTCTTGGGGTAGTAGAGCGAGAGACCACCAACGCGGGCGTGGGCGGCCACCGTGAACTCGAGGGCCTGACGCAGGGGAGGCAGGAACTCCAGCGGCTGCGGGACGTGCAGCTGCAGCTTGTCCGGGCTGCGGTCGTACACCAGGATGCGGTCCTTGGACAGGGCGCCACCCGACTTGGAGGCTTCGAGCTCGTTGATGGGCTCGATCGCCGTGATCATCGGGTTGGTGCGCAGGTAGAACTCCATCACGGTGGTGTCCGAGGTGGTCGACCTCGGGGTGGTGGAGATGATGCGGTACACGTTGTAGGGCACCAGCATCGTGTTGGGCATCTCCTTCATGTTGGAGTTCTGCACGAGGCGGGTGGGCACCTCGTTCAGCAACGACAGCATCTCGTCGGTGGTGGTGCTAGCACCATCGAACCACTTGTCGGGGACAAGCTTGTCGACTTGGTCGTTGTTGAAGAAGCCCTTCATGCCGGAGGCAGCGTCGCCGAAGTAGGCGATCTCCTGCATCTTCTCCTCGTAGGCCCGGCGCACCGCGTTGGCGCGGCGCTGCTCCAGGTTCATGCCGGGCACCATGGCGGCGGCACGGGTTTCCTGGATGGTGTAGGCGAAGGAGCCACCAATGCTGCGAACCGGCAGGGTGACTTCCTTGCGGAGCACGTCAGCGCGGGGCAGGTCTTGGGCCTTGTCGCTGATCACCTTCATCGAGCCTTGCTTGTCGAAGACGCGATAGGTGAAGGAGTCGGCGCCGGGACCGACCTCGGTGGAGATCGGGATCAGCTGGCTGTACTTGATGTCGGCGTACTCGACCTCGAACGTGCGGCTGAGAATGGTCTCGAGCTCACGGGCGAGAAAGACGCCGACCTCGTCGTTGCGAATTTCGGTGGTCATGGGAGGAAGCTCCGGGATCAGTCGGCGGTGAAGGTCATAGCGGGGATGTCAATCTCCAGCAGGGCCAGACCAGCGGCCGAGGTCTCAGACACCCAGCGAGCGCCGGCGGTGATCTGAGTGGTCTTGGTAGCGACGCCGGTCTTGGTGAAGCGACCCAGGAAGGCGCCGCTGACGGTGCCGGAGTGGTCGGCGTTGAAGAAGCGCACGGCATCACCGAGGGCGATGGCGGCGGTGGATCGCACCCAGATCACGCCCTTGGAGACCACGTTGATGGTCTCCTTGTCGGGATAACCGATGCGTCCGTCGGAGTACACCGGCGTCGGGACGGGGGTGTACGACATCCCCAGGTCGGCGCCCTCGGTGACGAGCGAGCTGACTGCAATGCCCTGGACGTTGGTCGTGCCAGTAGCGATCTCGACGGCGTAGGCGTCGTTGCTGGTCGGGGTGTTGTCGGTGGCGACCAGTACACCAAAGGGAATGGCGGCGCCGGACTGGTTGCGGTAGCTGCGGCAGACGTAAGCCTGCAGGTCAGCAAGCATGCCCTCGTGACCGGCGACTTCGCGCAGCGGGTAGCTGCCCTGAGCACCGGTGGGGTTGGAAACAGTAGTGGCGGTGAATGCTACGGCCATGGAAAGAGCTCCTTACTTGGTGGCAGTGAGGGGACGCTTCCAGGCATCCGCCTGCTTCGCGCGGTAGGTGTCCACCGGGGAAGCGGGGCTGCGGCCGGCGCCCTTGAGGGCATCGCGCAGGTTGGCGGTGCTGTCAGCGCGGTCGGCAGAGTCTTCCTTGGCTTCGCCGTCGCCGGCGTCCTCGGTGTCATCGCCTTCCTCTTCGTTGCTGTCGTCCTCGGAGTCGGCGCGAGCGACAAGGATGCCCTCCACGACGCCCTGGATGTAGGCGGGCTCAGCGTCTTCGCGGGGGGCGGAGCCGGTGAGGTTCTCGAAGGCTTGGGTGTACAGAGCGGCGTCGTCGATGCCGTCGAAGTGGAAGTCTTCGGCGAATGCGGGAGCCAGCTTCTGCAGGGTGGCGAGGCGGGCGGCGACGAGTTGATCGAGCTCGGCGGTGTCGATGCGGCTTGCGCCGGCGTCGATTTCGGCCAGGCGCTCTTCGAGGGCGTCGGCGCGGCCTTCAGCGGTTTCTTTCTCGAAGGAGACGGAGTCGAGGTCTGCTTGGAGGGCGTCGAGCTTGGAAGAAAGCTCGTCGCGCTCGTCAGTCACAGCTTTGAGTTGGCGCCCCATGTCCCGTGCGAAGGACTGGACCGCGGTGGCTGCTTCTGCGGGCAGATCGATCTCCAGGCCGTCGAGTTTGACGGTGGCCATAACGGGAGATGCAGGTTGACAGGGCTGGAGCGCCGATCCGCTGTCGCGGATCCACTCGGGATCGAAGGAGACAGCGTCGGCCGCATCCATGCGATCCATTAGGAGTCGAACCTCCGGGCCAGCCCGGCCGCGGGGAACGATGGCGATGTGGTTGACCCGGATGTTGCGCTGGACGCCGGCGTACTCCTCGCCCTCGGGGGTGAGACCGGGGGTGGGGTCGAAGTCGACTTTGTAGCCGGCGGACACCTCGGTGGCGTCCTTGCGCTTGATCTTCTCGATGGCGTCTTGGTCGGTGACAACCAGGGCGACTTCGACGAAACCGTCGTTGTACCGGACCTGGCTACCGGAGTAGCCGATCTGGAACTGCTTGGTGTTCGCCGAATCGAGCAGGACCGGGGGGTGGCCCCAGGTCGCGGGTTTCATGCCGAACGTCGTGAGGGAGTCAGGGTTGCTGACCTCCTCCGGCGGGCGGTATTCCCGAACTTGAGAGCCGTCTGCACGTCGGTAGAGCTGAGTCCCCGTGCGCGCCGCACGACACCAGACGCGGAGGTAACCCTCCTCGGTGGTTTCGCTTCCCGTGATGGGCGCGAAGTCGTAACGAGAAACAGACGTTTCCATGGCGTCAGATTACGTGGTTTCGGTGTAGTGAGTAGCCTTAAACGGTGAGCGAGTCAGCGGTGTGGCCATTCACAGGCAGCTAGAGCTATGTCGCAGAATTCGTGGCTTGCGTATTGCTGCTGGACTGACACAAATGCAAGTTGCAGAGGTGCTAGGAGTCAGTCAAGCTGCTTACAGCAGGTTGGAACATGGTGAGATTGAGGTATCGCTTAGTAAGTTGTTT